TTACCACCGCGCCTCCTTCGACTCTAAAACCGACGCCAAAGACTTCATGTCTTGGGGCGCGAGATGGGCATACCTCATTGTGGTTTGGATGGCTTTGTGTCCCATCCAATCCTTGACGTGTTTGAGAGGTACACCACGCTGTATCAACCGCGAACAGCAAGTGTGTCGCAGTGCATATGGAACGAACTGTTCGTCGTCGTCCAGTTTCATCACGTGCTTCACCTTGTTCCAGACACGTTCAAACCAATAGTTCGTAGCGTTGGGGAAGAGTGTAACCCCGTCCCATACAAGATGGTCTTCGTCGCCAACAATACGCGTAGGGAGTTCATCTAGGCGTGTGCGGATTGTTTCCACCACTCTTTTGGTCATTGCAATAGAGCGCGGATTGTCGGTCTTGTTCTCCCATATTGAGATGAGGCCAGTGTTGAAGTCAATGTCATTGAGTTTCAACCGCCACAGCTCCGAAGGACGCATTCCTGTGTCTATCAGTATCACGAACGCATCAGCATGGTCGTCGAGGCTCCACTGCTTGAGCAGGTTTACGCATACACGCTCTTCGTCCTCGCTCAAGAAGCGGATTCTGCCACCTGTTTCTTTCAAGCGCGGGAACTTGGGTTTCGCCTTGAGCTTTCCGCGTTCGATTGCCATCGTAAACAACTTGGACAACGCCGACATCTTGCGATTGATCGTAGCGTTTGAGTTGTTGTGCTCTTCAATCAACCATTCCTTGTATTCATCCAGTGCAAGGCTGTCGATTTTATCAAGAGGCTTGTCAGGGCCAAAGAAGCGGACCGCATAGTTTGCGTTGATGACAGCTTTTTCTTCTCCACCAGTGCCAGCCCAGTGGTGCCGTATGGTGTACTGAAGGGCTTGGTTGAGCGTCCAGCCGCCAGTTACCGCCTTTTCCTCGTTCTTCCCGTCGAGGCCGCGCTTCAGAGCTTCCTTGAGTTCTGTCCGTCGAGTGATTGCTTCTTCAAGGGTTGCGCAAGTCGCGGTCTTGCGCTTCCCCTTAACCATTACGTCCACAAAGAACCGACCGTTGCGGAGCCGGATACCTCTCGGTAATGTTTGAGTGTTTTTCGTCGTTGTCGTTGTTGCTTTTCTCGCCATTTACGAATTTCCTCCTTTGTATTTGGCGGTTGTCTCCTCCTTAGAACTTCAGGCCATCTTCGCCGATCATTTCAGCAAGCCGTGCCGCCAAACGCTTACCTTTTCGCGTCAGCTTTACTATTTTACGCCGTCGTTCTGCCGGATCATCGACCGTCTCGACCAAATCGTAGCCGAGCTTGTCTTGTTTCTGGTACTTTCCTAATGCTTGGCAATTTCGAGATGCACTGGCCTGTGACAGTCCCAAAACCTCCGCGATTTGTTTCATTGTGCAGCCGTCGTGCATGGCAACGTAAAGAAAAACAGCAGCCATCTGGATCGGCATTCCGGGGTTTCTGTCGGGGTTTGTGTCTCCCGGCTTTGGAAGGTTGTAGAGTTCCATCAGCAGGTTAAACGTGTTTTGCATCTTCTTCATTACCGAAGCCTCCTAGTTTACGTACACACACTTCATTGCTGTTTAGCACTCCTGCATGCGCTCCATCCCTTCGGAGCGATTATCAGGTTATGCCGACCAATCCACACGAAGTATTCGCCATCGTGTTTTTCACACTCAAAGAACTTTCCCGCAGGTGTATCACTGGAGAACCAGTAACACAACTCTTCGATCAGACCAAACTTGATAAGCACAAATCGAAGGCAGTCAACGGCGCTTTCAACCACGGTTGTCCTCCTTGTGAGGGTTTAAATTGTATGCAGTAGTGTTACCTTCGCGAGAGTGCAAAGCTAATCACACGTAAAGAAGTGTCAACTGACTTTCTTCATAGAATCGTCATATTTTATCTTTCGATAGCGGGAACCTGTTCAAGCTCCCGCCATCTTGGATAAATCATGCCGCCTTACCGATAAGTCTTGCGATCATTTCTTCACGTGCCTTTCTCGCGTCGTCGAGTGCCTCTTCCATCAGGCGAGTAGCTTCTTCCGTGAGGTAGGAATTATCGCCGTTGGGAAAGTTCACCTCGTAGCCCCATACGGAGTGAATATGATCGTCGAGGAGTACACCGTTATACTCAACCGATACGACTATTCCGACGTAGAACCATTCGTCGCGCTTCCAAGAGGCGATTATCTCCCTGTTTTCTTCGCCATATTCAGGGTCTGACGTGTCAAAACAGCATCCGGCCTCGTCATAGTCCATTGGCGTCGTTACGTCGTCGTAGGCGAGAGTTGCGCGGAATTTGAAGCCATCCAGTTCACGTTCGATATATTCGCCAGCGCACACGTAGTTGTCGAAAACCTGATTCATGGTCGTGTTCTCCTTTAGTTGTCGCTATTAGGCATTTCCCAAAAACCGTAATCACTGCCATCGCCTTCATGTGCGCCGAAGTAGAAGCCTTCTGGAGCGCACAGGTTGAGCAGCTCGAACAACTCTTCAAGCAGGTAGTGCGCTTCGTCACTCGTCCACCATTCCGCGCTATCATCTTCAAGCGCATAGGACGGTATCGGGCTAAACGGTGCAGATACCATTTGTGCGTATTCGGCTGGAGCAATTTCCCGCGCTACGTCGAGGAAGGCAGGGATTAAGTCTTGATTGCGCATAGTTCCGTGAATGATTGTTCCTTCTATGGTCATGATTTGTTCTCCTTTGATTAAGTGTTGTGGATTTAATGAGGACCGGACGGCTTTCATCCGGCCCTTATAAATACACAACCGCTTTTGTCGCGAAGGTGGATAGTTAAGGGCGCACGTATCCTAGTTGCGCCAGAAAACATAGAACTCGCCATCTTCACCGTGTTCGCCGTACATATCCGTCATGAACAAGTCTCGTGCAAACTTTTCATAATCGAAGTAGTTCCTGACTGTATCCGGCACGTTATCGAGATAGCCAAGCTCGTCAACCAGCTCGTAAGCAAAGTCCTCTTCGTCTTTGTACGTTCCGCGATAACTATCCTCGAAGTTTTCTTTCGTCGCGTAGTCACTTCCAACGAAGCCGACATACACGCGCCAAGCCTCGCCGTATTCTTCGAGCATTTCAGCGTGTTTGATAAATGTCTCAAAGCCGTCCCATTCGCCTAAGTCTAAGCCGTGAAAGCCTTCGTAGTCATGAATAGCCCATTCTTCCGCTTTCTCGCCGTATTTCTTTGCCGTAGGCGATTCTTTCAGCATTTCATTTACTTCGTCCCATACTTCTTCAACCGTTGTTGATCCGTCTATGTCAATCCAACGCCCGTGAAGAACAGCGTTGTTGTAGTCGGAAAGGCTTGCAACGTAGATTCTGTATTCGCTTGTCATGGCTGTTACTCCTTTAGTTGTGAATATCAACTATTATACGCCCTTTTTCCGCGTGTTTAGTTTTTATGTAGGTTGTCGGACAATTGCTATACTGCATTGCGTATACACGGTACCAACGTCCTTCCCACTTGATCATGTATTCTGTCGGTATGTCTTTGCCGTATCCACTTGCCGGGATACGCGGTTCACGTACTGCCTTCACACGGTGCGGTACCGATTCAAGGCATTTAGGCATATTTGATATTCCGAAGCCGTGCGCTAGATAAAACTGCATGTCTGTATTCTCCTTCTTTACCTGACACGCCACACGCTTCCGTGTTCGCGTGTTACTTCATTATCAACAACCTCAATACGCCCGAGGTAGTACCAACCATGCCCGCTTTCATGCCCGTAAACTGCACCGTCATTACTAATACGGTAGTTGCGAGGGCCGAAGTAAGCGCGGAGCTTGCAACGTAATTCTGGCTTTGTAAGGCTATCAAAGCTGGTCATTTGTCTTTCTCCTTTTCTTTACCTGTCCACACTGGCGTTATTCGCGAAGGTGGATAGTTATGTTCAAAATAAAATCAACCAAGTGGTACCGTTAGCGTTCCCGCTAGCGGCACCTATGGTTGACCTTACGTGAGAGGACAACCTGTAGCGTAACAGTTCCATTTACTCGAATCGCTAGCATTTATCACTATTCAATTGTCAAAGAGCGTTGTCTTGTCGCCAGCCTTTTGCTTCACTTCCGCGTTACTTGCGTAGGTGGATAGTTGAAGCCTTTAATTTAGCAGCTTGCGGCCTGTAGTCTTGCAGGAAGAGGCTGTCACTGTCTTCAAGCCGCGCTTACTTCCTTGCGTCGTCGTCTGGCCTTTGCCGCCTTTCGTGATTCTTATCTTGCCTCACCCTTCTCGCTTTGTCAAGGGATTTTGTTGCAAACTTTCAAATCACTTCTTTCGACTGTCTTTCAATGAACTAGCGAAAGCCTTGTGTTTTCAGTCCTTCGCTTCGTTGGTTTTCAATCTATACAGCTTCGCATAGTTTGTCAAGGGATTTTGTTGCAAATATTGAAAGTGGACGTAAAGCCGTTGAAAACACTGATAAAGACAGGAAAGAACGAAAAAGCCGATTAAGCAGATAAGCCGGATCAATAGGAAGGAAGACACAAGTACAGCCTTGCCGTGCCTTATAAGGTAATGTGAAGAGATATATTATCTCCTTAGAATGTAGGAACGGCAAGGCTTGCGCGGCTTTTGTTGCAAATCCACGTTGCAAGACGTGCTTTCATGGACGGCTGGAGCTGGTCAAATTGACTGCCACAGCGACACCACGGAGCCTATGGGGGGAAATCGCTCATTCACATAGCGTGAAAGCGTCTCACATTTTTCACCCAAAATAGCCGGGACTTGATCCTCGCCCTCACCCGCAGTAAACATACCGACATCATTATCACAACCACAGGAGGTACCTGCATGACACAGAAGTCGTCATTCAAGGGTGTAGCTGCCTCTGTTCTGCTAGCTCTCACCCTTGCGTTATCCACTGGAGGCTGTGCCACTTACCAGAAGCTGACACCTCAGCAAACGAAGGCACACCTCGACACGTGGATAGGCCGTTCCACGGATGATCTCATGTTAACTTGGGGAACGCCTATTCGTTCATCGAAACTAGAAGACGGTCGTACTGTCCTCGACTATGAACACACAAACGACTACTCGACGCTTGAAGGAGCGAACTGGACGTGTACGTGTAAGGTGACAGTCATCACTGCCTCTGATTCAAAGACCATTGAGAAGATCATCCCCAAAGGATCGGAGTGTAATGATCCATATACGATGAGAGAGTTCTTCTCTGCTGCTTCTCCATCTCAGGAATGATCCAAGGGTAGCCTACGGCAATCGTAAGCCACCCAAGGATACAGGTTGAAGAGGAAGAAGGAGGAGGAGGAAGGAAGGAACAAGAAAGAAGGATGGAGGGAAGAGCATAGAAGAAGGCTACTTAGGTTGTCCTAAGTTTAACTATAGTACAACTTTACTAAGTGTTCATTCTTTCTTGCCTTCCCTCTCCTCTCATTAGTGCAACCTAATTGAATCCTCTTTTATTTCAGGATGTTACATCCGTCATATCCAAGTAAGCCCATCCAATGATTCCGGGCAGTTATCAACGCCCACAACCACTGCCATATCCATGCCTGCGCCAGCGTGACCGAGGAAGACCTCAAGTTCCTTGTCGAGTAGCTCTTCCTGACGCTGCTTGACCTTGATGTCCACGTCCTGAGCCATCTGGTTCACCCAGTAGCCCACAGCGATGGCAAGAGCGTCGAGGCGGTCGTCGTGTGCCAGAGAGCCTCTCTCAAAGGTGATGCGGCTCATCTGGTAGAAGAGCTGGTACTTGAGTGCCTTCTCAGGCGGGAGGTGTTTTGTCGAGGCGTAATCCTGCTGGATCACCTTCTTGTCGATCACAAGACGATGCTGGTTCATGACAGGTTCAAGGGTGTCGATGATGCGTCGCTCCTTCTGGATGTTGTGACGGACCTCTTCAATGCCTACCGGGTAAATGCGCCGCAGGTGAGGTTTGAGAAGTTCCGTGAACATGCCGTCACCGAAGTTCGATTCGATCACCAGCTTGTTCACTTTCTGCTCCTTCGCGATGTTCGCCAGCTTGACCAGCGTTTCATCGGAGTAGCCACCTGCGATCCCACCTGCGTCTGTGACATACAGGAAGCCGTTGAGCATTTTGACCACGGCATAGGACGTTTCGTCCTGACCACGACCAGATGGGTCGATAGCCATGACGCTTCCGTTGTAGTCTATCCAGTTGTTGGCAAGCCACATCGGGCGGTAGTACCTGTCCCCGTTCAGTCCCACACAGGCGAGATCGTCATGAACCAGCTCAGGGGATGCTGCCCATACCACTTTCTCCGGGGCTTCATTGGGCGAAAGGTTCATTACGATCAGGTCGGAGAGTTTGAGTGGATAGCGATCCGCGTCGGACAGCCGGGTGTCCAGCATGAACTGAAGGGCGAAGCCAGAGCGTCCATACGACAGCTCTCGCTCTATGAGGTCGTCCTCATTGAACCGTAGAGGATCGGTAGGCTTGCCGACCATCTTGTGACCGTCCGCAGCCGTAAGCGGTTCGGCGATCATCGGAGCCAGACAGTCGGTATAGATGCCATCACTAGGTTCAGGATAACGGGCAGGCCAGATGCGCGTCTGGTACCCTCGATCCTGAAGAAGGTTGTAGAGCGACTGCTCTGTCTGAGGTGTGCCGAGGAAGGTGATAGAACCTCCCGGCTTCAGGATTGCATCGAACTCCTTCACGGCCTCACTGAGCTTATCCCGCATGGACTGCGTGAAGGCGTTGTTGGGAACCTCGATGTCGTCAGGGATGATTTCGTCTGCACGTGATCCAGCAAGCTGTCCGAAGATACCGACGCTTTTGACGCTAGGAGCATGGTCGGCTTTCGCAGGGCCAAAGTCGAAGCTCACCTTGGAGCAACGCTGGTCGGTGCGAGGACGGAGACACTGGAGCACAGGGATTTCATTGATGAGACGAAGGGTGAATGTGGTGAAGTTGTCGGCGCGCTCCTTAGACGCAGAGACGACAAGGAACTTCCTGTTGGGATACATGCGCCCTTTCCAGACAACGTAGGTTGAAGTGATCCACGACTTGCCGACGCCTCGGAATGCCTCGATGATTTTACGGCGTGGACCGTGCTGGAGCCAGTGAGCAATGTCGAGCTGGACGGGTGTGGGATCAGGAAGGTTCAGGTGACGCCACACCATTGTGAGAAAGACACGAAAGTCTTGGAGCTTCTTCGGGAGGGGTTCTATAGTGCCACCTAATACACTCACGCGATTATCTCCTTAGTGGATAGCTTTAGACGTGCGAAAAGACGCCTAAATTTGACGTTAGACGAAAGAAAAGGAGGAAGACGACGTACAAGTCATCCTCCTCCTCAAAAGGGCTTAGAAGGCGAATTTGGGCCTAATTCAGGTGGCATCCATCAGGACCGCAGGACATACCTGCTCCATCCTCATCGGAGTCGTAGGAAGGCAGGGAGTCAACAAGGTCTTGGATGCCGTCATTACGTTCACCGTCACACTCGATGCCATTATCACGCAGGAACTGGCGAATGACACTGAGGTCGGCAGAAGTGAAATCGCCGTTCTTCAGTTTCTTGGCGAGAGCTTCGGTGAACATGCCATGCAGATCAGCAAGATCATTCGTGGTTGCTTTGCTCATGATTTACCTCGCGATATACCAAAGGGTTCCGATGCCGCCCGTTACCACGATCCAGAAGAAGCGTTCAGCACGGGTAGTGAACCCTGAGTTCGTGTTTGTGCGTGTTTCCACGGATCGTAAACGGTCTTCATGGTCACGCTGTGTTTCCTTTATATGCTTGAGCTGTTCTTGGGTGTGGGCATCCGAGACGAGAAGCTCAGTGATCTTATCCAATTTCCCGTCAGTCTTTTTCTGGCCTTCGCGAATATCTCCGATAGCAGCCTCAAGACTCTCAAGTTTTGGACCTTGGACGCACTCGTGTGCTGCCATTTAGTTCTCCATCTTTTTTCAATATTACAAAACAAGGCCCAATGCTTACTTAACATTGGGCCTTATGTTGTTTGTATTGTTCTCATTGAATGCCAATACTTTTTAGTAATGCTAATGTAACATCATTCACACCACACCTTTCAACGAACTGGTCGACAGCACCAATAGGATAGTCTGGCGACAGAGGTGCTTCAACCCATACACCTTTCTCCGTTGCGATATGTGCGCTTGTTGGGCGTTCTGTAGCCATAAGAATCAAATCTGGCATCTCTTGCGCCTGAGCTTCTGTCATTATATATTGCAGACTCTCGCCTGCTCTTGCGTATACAGGCATGTTAATACCCCCTCTTTACGTGGATACGACACCATGCAGTGGCAGCGTTGCTTCCTGAGTAGGCAGAACCAGTTGCTCCCGGTATCCCGTGAAGGAGTGCATCAGCCTTACTCACTACAGCAATAGAACTCTTTTGTGGGTTGATACCAACCCCGCTCTGCCCCGTGTATCCAGAAGATTTTGCAGAATACCACACGTCATTGATTTTTATTTCTGCAAATTCTCTAACTATCAAATCTTTGTAGCTTACTGGAAACGGGTATGACAGTGTGTATTGTGTATTAAGTGCGATTGGTAAGCCGTTATTCACAGGTAGCGTCACACTGTCACCAATGATATAGCAGTGTACGTCCGTAATGGCACTGCCATACTTCCCTACCCACCCAAGGTACACCCTTCGGATAGGATTATCGTTCGTGTCGTACATGGTGACAGTGACTGGGTTGTAGAGGTCTCCAGCACCGCTCCGCTCAGTTCCTACCATTGGCTTAGTGGCTGTATGTCCAAAACCTGCAAACTTTCCGTCCTCTGATATATCAGCATATATGTAATGCGTTCCATTAACAGCAGAGGAAAGGTCAACTGCATGTGCTGAATCTAAAACATCAGACAACTGTACTATTCCCCTATCTGCATAGGCGACTTGCAGTCCTGCGGCTATCTGTACAAGAGTGCTCCCACTTACTACCTCCGCATCATAGACATAAAAACGGCCTAGTGAAGTCACAGTGTTCCCACCTGTCTTCTTAATGTCCAACCGGACTATCTGCCCAGTTACCGGAGAATCTAGGTCGAACTCCATTCGCGCAGTGCGGCTTGGCGGGATGGCATCTCTGACCTCTTTCACCTTCACGCCGTCTATGACAATATCGAAGTCATACGGGAAGCATGTGTTGAACGTCCCGTCTTCATTTCGAGGATACAGGACGATACGCGCCACATTGACCTGACTCCCCATGTCCACTTGAATCCAACTGCTACCAACTCCGGTGCCACTTGCGAAGTCATTTCCTGATTGCCAGCTATCCAAATAATTCACGGACTGCTTGTTGAACGCTTTCCATACAGGGTAGTTCCCGTTGTAAATGGACTTCGCTGACACCGCCATCCCACCGCTGCTATTAGAGCCAGAGAACACCGGGAGTACATCGTTATTCACGATGACTGCGCTTTCCGCAGACATACTCTGCACGGGGGCGTCACAGTCTTCCGGTCCCCAAAGACCGGGACGTTCACCTGTGACAGCACGTACGATAGACTGAGGCGCATGAGGCATACTACGCGGCAGTTCCCCAATGAGAACGTCAACCTCACTCTTATTGTACGTTTCATTTTTCGCGTACACTTCGTCTTTAGTATACACAGAGGTGAGGGCTTCAGCGATAGCTCTTCCAGTTTCACTGTAAGCAGCGTCCCTGATCACAACGGTCTCATCTCTAAGCGCTTCAGCTTCATTCCGATATACTTCCGCTGCGTTCTTTGCATCGACAGCCTGAGAGATATTAGTCTCAGGTGCTGTTTCAACCCAGTGACGTGTAGCAACGTCTTGAGGGGCGATCGGGTCAGCGACATTTGAAATAAGTTTTCCTTGTCCATTGAAGTTGCCCCGTTCGTCTGTCTGAAGGATGCTCGTCAGGGAGTCATAAGTCTCCTGCACTATGTAGAGCATCTGGAGCGTGGATAGGTCCATCTCACTTTCAGTCAATACAGTGCCATTCTGGAAGTCCACAAGACTTTTGCATCGAGGCGTTTCGCGTTTGATCTTGATGGTAGAGCCTGTAGCCGGAGCTTGCTCCAGCCTCACCGCGCCTGTATTGAGCCATTCAAAAGGTGTCTCAACACCATCGACGAGCACTTTTATGTGTACCTGTGCGATGTAAGGCATGTTCACAGGGAACACAGCCGTGGCACCGTCTCCATCGTAAAGTGCGTAACTATAAGCCATTCTTCACCTCTTCTGAAATGAGGAAAGCCCCAGTGTTTCCACCGGGGCTTCCTTGGTTGTTATTGTCCGATCTGCCGCAGATTATCCAACTCAGCGGCTTTTCCTCGTTTCTGTAACAGTTTTGAACGCCGTGCTTGCTCGACTGCCATGAGGAGTTCGCGATCCTCACTAAGCAGTGCACGTGTCGCGGCCTTGCGATAGGAACGGATGACCTTCTTCACGGCATCCAAACGTGGACTGGCGTCAGGTCCGTCGAGGAAGCGTTTGCGTTCAATGTCATAACGGTCTGATTTGAAGAGCTTTTCAAGGCGTTGGTGCAGGGTGTACCGCCCGATGCGAACCTTTCCATGCAGCTCGTTCAGTCTGGAATACTGTGCCGAGGAAAGCTCAACGAGGTTCATGAGCTTCCTGCTTGGAGGTTCAAAACCGTAGTCGAGACGGGCAAGTTCATCCATGACGACATCGCCTTTATGCTCCCTGTAGGCCATAGGACTGAAGAGATCAGGGCCAACGCCATCAGCGTACATGATCGGATCACCAGTAACCCACGACCTACGTGCGGGAAGGTCATCCGAGAAGCCGGGGATTTTGTTCATGAAGGCGTCTGCCACAGAACGCACCTCGCGCATCATGGAGTCAGTCTCCTGCCGGAGTTGTCCAGCCGCACTTGAGAATGGAACGTATGTCGCAGCCTGACGCTGAAGGAACTTCTCCCCGTGCATCTCCGGGTTGGTGATGACGTTGAGAGTGTCCGCAAGTCCTTTGAGATAGGTCTTGGACATCAGGTTGTTCGACAACGCCGTAATCATCCCAACGGCAAGGGTGTTTGCCTCGTTCTCAGGAGCCTCCCTCGCGATCATTGCGAAGTCGGCAGCAAGGCCGAGGAACATGCCGTAAGGATCGAAGCGGGAGAACGAGTAATACTTGTCACCCACTTTGATTGAGTATGGCTGCCAGCCTGTTTCGTAGAGACGATCCCGCAGGTTCTTGTCCTTGGGACCACCTCCAGTGATTGTGCCTTCCGAGGCCATGACCACCGCCGCACCCCAAAAGAGGGAGCCAAGGGCTTCCTTGCCCTTCGCCATAGCTGCTCTTTCACCTCCGGCGGCGATGTCAGCTTTGTATTGTTTCATCAGCCTGTTAATGCCGGGAGTGTGCATGAACATATCGTTGACAATGTTCACAGGAGTACGAACGAATGGGAGGACAGGACGTAGCCAAGGGTGTTTTGCAGGGACGGTCTGGATCGTGTGTCCAAGCGAACCGCGAACCAGCTCCTGTGTCCACGTCGTCTCACGTGCGTAGGCGAGGGATTGCTCTGCCTTGCCTGCTCCGTGTTTCGTGAACCACTTGTCGAAGTTGTCCTCGACGTGCTGCGCGACCTTTGCTGCGTCGTCTCCGTAAAGGGCAACCCCTTGACGGTAGAGCCGTACATACAAGTCAGCGCGGTAGTTCAACTGCTTGAAAAGTTCGTCACCCGTCAGGAGCATCCTGCTAGGAAGACGAATCGCCTTTCCAAGCCAATCAAAGGCGGTTGCCAGCCTTTCGTTAGGTTTGACGCCTTTTGCCTCAGCCATCTGGTAGACCGTCTCACGCGACCAAGCATGGGTCGGGGAGTCCATGATCGTATAGACAGGATCAAGGATGTTCGCTTCCATTTTAAAGGCTTTCGCAGCCATCTTCACGGAGTCCAGTGCGAACTTCCTGAAACCCATATACGTTGCCAGACCGTCACGCATGAGTTCCTTGTCACCCATACGCCAGCCGCCAAGGATTTTTGCAGCGGGAGTGAGCGCGGTTTTCAATGCGTTTGAGGTCATGTTGACGGTTTGTGTTCTGAAGCCGGAGAGGACAGAATTGATCCAATACTCGTTGTGCAAATCCCAAAAGCGTCCTTGCCATCCCATCTTGGAAAGACGGTACAGGGCGTGTACGTCGCCCTTATCGGCAGCTTGAACGCCCTTGAGGTAGCGTTCCATCTTCTTCGGGTTGATGTTGAGCTTCTCGATGATTTCCCGATGTGTCGCTTCGTTGCCATGCTTGATGACGTTCCACGTCAGGTTCTGGACACCCATTCGACCAGCGGCGGTTACACGCGCAGATGCTGTGCGGATGCCGCTGAAGCCGAGGCTGAGGTTCTCAAGCTGTTCGTTGAGTTTGACGAGTCTGAGAATCTCCGTGGACATGGGATGATCCCCGCTCAGGGCGTCCTTCATTGTCACATCTGGTTCAAGATTCGCAGCGATTTTGGCAGCGGTTTTCTCGATCTCGCTACCAAGGTACTGCGAGTACATCTTGGCAGTGTGCATGAGCGTTGTCGCCTGTTCCATGTCACCAGCAAGTTTTGTCACGGAGTCGATCAAGGTGGTCCCGTCGGTATCGAACGCATCCTTGAGGTAAGACATGGCGTTTTCGTCGATCTGCTCGAAGGTTTCCCGTCCGGTGCGCCCTTTGAGGGTCTGAGGATGAATGAGCGAACTCATTTCCTTCAGGGCATTGAGAGTACCGTCGGTTCCCTCGAACTTGCTCAGGTTGAAGAGGTCACGCCCATGCTGTTCGATGATCTCTTCACGCGAAAGCCCCTGATTTTCCTTCAGGAGTTTGAAGTAACCCTCGTGGTCAAAGGCCGCGCGATTGCCGTCCACCTTCTCAGCGTGAAGCTCAATCTTGGCTATCTCGGTAAGCTCGATGGTAGAGCCATCGACAATTTCACCATCAGCATCGCGAAGCTCAGTATCAACAGTCGTCTTTGGTTCCTTAGCTTTCGCTACGGCTTCCTCGACTTCTTTCACGGCCTGTTCAGCCACTTCCGCTTCAGCTTTAGAGCCTTTGGCTGCGCGGAGAGCCTTCACTCCCTTGACTGTCTTCATGAAGACATCGACCGCACCGCCAGCTAGGACGCCTTCAAGCGCATTCTTGAAACGTCCTTCTGCGTTTGAGTCGTCTTCGTCCGCAGCCAGGTATTGAGTCACTGGATTTGAGAGTGAGGGGTATTCTTCAATCAGGTTGGACAAACGGTCCTCGTGAGGATCGAACGCCACCGTGTCCGTGATTGCGCCTTGCGCCATGCCACGAGCAAGAGCAACGCCCTTACCTGCTCCTTGAAGCACCTTTGCGGCCTTGAGGAACTTGCCTGCACCTACAAAACCAGCGGCGAACTGTGAGATGCCTCGTGTGATGCGTCCTGCCGTGGTGTTTGTGTCGATGTCGGGAAGGCGGTATTCTTCAGGGATTTCTTCAGGGAGGACGTTGAAGGTGTGGTCGTCAACGAGATTGAGAACATCCAGACCAAAGTCCATAGTCTCCTGAGCTGCGTCGCGAACGCCTCCGACAACGCCTTTACCCATGTCTGCCGCAGTTCCAAAGAATCCCGGCGAATCCTCTTCCGGTCCGGTAGAAAGAGAAGAGGCCGGAGGCGTTACACCTCCAGCCTCAGTAATCTCTTCCTGACCGGGGATATGTGCTTCGGGACCGATGTCGATCCCTTCAATTCCGATCAGTTCAAGAGCCATGCGGCCTCCTTACTCATCTTGTTTCCTCTTAACCGTCCTGATTCCAAGCAGTGCGGCAAGAGCGTTGGGGTCAGAGAAGTAGTCGGTAAGCCAGCTCCAATCGTAGTCATCGTACTGTTCGTACTGTCCGACCATGTTATACCGCAACGCTTCTCGTGCCATTTGTCCTCGTTCCATGAGAGCGTCTCGCATGTTCCTTCCGGTTGTGCTGGCAATGTATGCAGCAAGATCATTGAACGACTGGAAGTCATGAACTTCACTGTCGTCGGGTATCTCAGCGGCTACATCCTCAACGACCGGAGCGACAACAGGGGCAGCTTCCTCTTCAGCACTCTTGAGAACGGGCTTGTAGCCGTGGAGTTCTGCTTGACGTGCTACGAAGCGGACCGCATCGTCGCCTTCCAAGCCAAGTCTTCCTGCCCAGTCTGCAAGCGGTCCAGAGCCGTCAGTACGCCATTGTTTGTAAGCAGCGTTGAACTTGGCAGGTGAATCAACGACCGGAGTGTCCCGCCAGTTGAACTCGCCACTTGCGAGGCTACGCGCATACTCGGAAACTCCGGGCATGTTCTGGTCAAGCGTCTCAGGATCGCGTATGGAGCCATTCCCGTATCTGTCGAGGTTATTCATGATGTCAGCCTGAATCGCATACGCCTCCTTGGTGAGAAGAGCATACGAAGGCATCTTGCCATGTTTATCCTGATATTCTTCGATGTACGCCGTAAGCAGCATGTCGAAGTGGGAGATTGCCTCAATACCGGCTGCTGTGCCGGGATCAATGGTATCTCCATCACCGGGAAGGAGGTCGTCCATTCCCTTGCCAGCGATAGCACGGAAGATACGGCTTTTTGCAGCACCAGCCACATCGCCTTGGAGTTGAGTGTGGTATCGTTCACGCTGCTCCATGTCGTCGATAAGGGACAATGCCTTTTCAAGCCCGTAGTCCTTGTTGACACCTGCGATGATGTCAGTCGAAGAGGCTCTGCCGCTCATGATCTTGAGGCGCATACGCACGGTATTCATCTGTGATTCAGCGGTGTCCACAAACTTGTAGGCCAATCCGCTTATCACGTTGTCCCGCAGGCTTCGCAGGAGCGGAATGTGCATAGTGTCCGCACCAGTCTGCTCAACCAAGTCCTTCACAGTCAGTTGCGGATTTTCCAGAAGGAGTCGCCCCGCCTTGCGGGAGAGCTGCTCCTTGGCATCCTCCTGCTGCTTATCCTTGAGCCATGCTTCCCATTTGATGTCGTCGCGCTGGCCTGCCTCGATCTCGCGTTCAGTAGCCTCACGAAGGGCTATGGCGTATTGCGTCTTGCCAAGGATTCCGTTGCCTGTGTCAATGTGGTCCAACACATCGAGAACATCTTCGTCCTCAAGCTGTTTAGCCTTGGAGACAACCGCGTTCACCACCAGTTTGTTCACTTCACTGGCAGGGAGACCACTGGCGATCTGTTCCTGCACGTCCTGCATGATCGCTTGTCCGAGACTTGTCAGGCTCATTGAGCGCGTACCTTCTTCTGTCCAGTTCACGGCTGGATCGTGAAGGAGGGTGTCAATGCGGTTCCCGATGAGACTGCCCAGTTCCTGTTCAGCTTTCTTGAGGTTTTCACCCCAACGAAGCTGCACATGCCTTGAGGAAAGCAGTGACTTCGAGCGTTCAGCCATCGGGGTGAACTCTTTGGCAACGTCGATGTCATCGAACTCGGACAGGTTTTCTTCACGCCACTTCTTGTCAAAATCGCCCATGAAGTTGGTCAGGGCTTGCGGGTCTTCTTGGTTCACGACACCCGACTTCTGATATTCGTCCATGAGCTGGTTGTAATATTCCATGCCCTTGGACTTCAGCCGAGCTGCTTTGTAGCCTCGAATCAGGTGCGGATTCGCTCCTGTGTACTCAGGATTTGCGGCAACGAACTCTTTCCACGAAACCATATTGGCCTTCATCGCGAGTTCACTGCCTTCAGCCGTAACTTGCTCGACATGCTCTTGATGCTTTCCGTCGAGGTATTTTGTGAGCTTGGGTTCGACCTGCGCCAACCCTGCACTCAGTGCTTTCCATTTACTGAAACGGAGATCAGGGGCAGCAATGTAATCAGGAGCCTGTCTGACGTAGCTGGACGCTGCTCCCGACCGAGCCGTCGCCCTGATCTCCCTTTCTTCTCTCAACTTTTCCAGCCTCATCTATTAACTCCCTAGTCTGTACTTTCCGGTTTCAGGATCACGGGTTGAGTACCGCCCGTAGGCTCCAAGGCCACTAGCTGCAATGGACAGTCCTGCACCGATGCCGGATGCGAAGCCGAGACTGTTCACAGGCTTTGGAATGTAGCGACCAGAAGCGGAGCCACGGTTCTTCGCTGTGTCTCTGAAACCTTTGACTGCGATGTTGCTCTGTACGGTGTCCAGCTCAAGCTGGTGACGCACAGAGTTTTTGTACCTCGCCTCCTGTCGCATGAAGTCGTCCATGAGGAACTGGAGCGACTGGCCTGCTGCCTCACTTGAAGCCAAGGCCGTCCCTTGTTTCTGGAGACGTTCACGCTGGATGCGTTGTTCTTCCTGTGCTGCCGCCTCTTGCTTCTGCATGAGCGCAATGCTTTCAGCGGCTGTCTGTTCGATGTAATCCTTGTTGGCGAGTTCGGCGTTCTTGACCGCTGTCTCGTTATAGTTGTCAGCCATTTCACTCTGATAAGCGTTCATGGCGTTGGCCTGTTCCATCTGAACAGCCATGTTCGCAGCCGTCGAAGCTGCGGCAATCGCAAGGGAATACATGAACATCTGCGACGCCGTAATCGTCGAGGCTGCGGCTGCACCACCACCAGCGGCTGCGCCACTTGCGGCAGCGGTTCCGGCAGTTGCTGAAGCAGGTTCACACATAGGCAACCCTCACAAATTCATAGAACGGCCTTTGTTCAAAGCCGTGCGGTTGAATGTTCAAGAACTTAAATCCGCACCAGCGAAGCCACCGGATATGCACGGTATTCCGCGCATCGACGTAGTTCATGAGCATTCTGTATTTCTGGTGAAGCTCAAGGACACGCGCTCGACATCTTCGCAGGAATTGGAACGGATACTTCTCCAAGTCTGGTGTGCAGTGCATCCAAACCACGCCTACGTCAGGTGAGCCGGGGAGAGGGACGGCACCATAGATACCGACCACTTCCCCGGCCTCTCCGATCAGTGTGTTGCAGGGATCAGAATGGACGATGCCATACAGCATTGAGTTCAACGGACTGTTGCCTGTCGATGCGTGTATCTCGTCCGTATCTTCCTGACGAAGACGTGAAGAAAGCCACAGCACATCGTCCAGTGTTGCTGGTCTGACGTACTTATCTTTCTTCATTAAAGGCGTTTGCTCCTTATGGTATACATTCCCTCCCATTCACCGCTAATGAAGTGACAGGGGAGGAAGCTGTCGCTTACAATTTCCACTTCCACTTGGTCGTTCTTCGACATGACCGGGAATTTGAACGTGCCATTAGAGACTGGGATTCTTCCAAGCACGTTCGAGCCGGAGCCAAGTATGCGGCCTGTGAACTCGTACACATTCGGTTCGCGATACAAAGGCAGCACAACGGCGCGGAAGTATCCGGTATTTGCGTAGGTCACGGACCAGTAACGCATCTGCAAGCGACCTTCACCGACCACAGCCTGACCGCCTCCCATAGCCTCTTCCTTCAAAACCTGCCGACTGAAGCGGTAGCGCATTGTGCAAGGCAGGCCGATGTAGACCTTCGACGCTTCGTAATTCCCTTTGACTTCTATCCAGTCAGGACCATGCGCTGCATACGTCGGGACCACGCCAGCGGGATCAGGCGCGTCAGGGTGATGTCTGGTAACGACTTGAGGAACAGAGTGTATTTTGTACGGGAGTGTGAAGCGGGTGAAACCTGTGAGGCGGTTGTATTCCGCAGTCACTTCCTCTTCGGAAACCTTGCGGTCGAGATTGTATTCAAACGGAGCGTCGGGGTCGGTACGGCCCGGTTCAACGCTCATTCGCTCGATATAGACGCCATCCTCGTACTGCATGACCATGTAAAGATCAGCGTCGAGGAACTCCACGCTCAAAATCGTAGCGTCCTTGAACGTCCACTTGCCCCATGCGCTTTGGAGCTTCTCGTTTCCTGACCAGTAGTATTTGTAGGCGTACAGAGCGTTACGTTCGTTTTCAGACAGGACGACAAGGATGTCCTCGTTCGTGGAAACGGAGAGCTTATAGACGCCGCCTGCCACGTACTGAGGTACATGCGCTGTGATGTCTGCCGCATCGTTCGCCTTTGTGTCCTCCAAGAGGTAGTATTCACGGATGCCTGTGAAACGGCCCTTGTTCACTGCAAAGAAGACGTTGCGTCCTGCGCCTACGGGCTTCGCACGAAGAGAACACTCGAACTCCGTCATGGGCTTGATTGCCGCAGTCGTGTTCGAGAGAACATCTTCCGCTTCGAGCCGGAACTGTGTCTGGTCAGAAAAGAGCAGAAGCTCCTCATTGAATGGGATGGCGTGGTGAAGGATAGACACTTTGGAATGTGATGCCGCAGTGTCAATCGGGTCATTGTCCACCAGCGTGGTCACTGTCGTCGGGAAGAAGTTAAAGAACTCGGTCGCCTCCGACATGATGCAGTTTTCGTCGGAAAGGAAACCAAGACGATTGCGGTAGAAGAAGATGTCGTTAATCCTTCGCCCAACGAATGTTGGTTCAGGAGCACTCTCTTCATCTCCGCATGTTCTTTCTTTCCATTCAAGGCGTTTGAAAGAGAACGTGCCGTCAGCTTCACGTACAAGAGCGTGAGGCATGGTTGAAGCATCGAACTTCCACTTCATCCCCGGCTTTACCGTCTCGATCCAGACGCCTTTGTCGAAGTCTGTGTTTTCGTTGTTCGGTTGGAATTTGACGTAGTAGTTGTCAAAGCTGGACGACTGGTCGCCCACGATTTCAACAGTGAAGTCCTTCGGCGCAACCGTGGGAAGATCGCTGAACTGCTGGACTGATTTCTTTGCCAGTTTGGTATGGGTGTTGGAACGGCTGTCCTCGACCTTGATCGTGAAATCACTCCCATCCGCTTTGCGAATCCAGATTGTCGAGTGCTCGACTTTGACCTCGAAGCCTTGAATTTGATCTGCCAATGCCGTTGCAATCTCAGTCGTGGACACCTTTCCGGTGTTCCCGGTGGAGTGTTTGATCTCAGTATCGTCAATCTTCAGTGTGTAGTCAGTTTCGTGGCTGGCCTGCTTGATGAAGACGATGGCTTCGACACCTCTATCCGGGGATGTTTCTTCGGACATCCGCACCACTTTTTCTTTGTTCAGGATGAACGTGTAGTCAGCGATAGTGACGGTTTTAAAGGCCGTCTCAGGAGCGTCCGTCGCAAGGTATTCTGCCCCGTCAGGGAAGTTGACCGTCTTCTCGACACCGTTCAAATCGAAGACCTTGATGTCGCGGTTCATGATAAGAACGATGTATCGCTCATTGATGTCGCGGTTGATGATGTGTGAATAGGCGTTATCCAGCTTGCCTTCGACGATCTTTGCACAATGGCTCGTGGATGGACGCTTCTTCAGTCCTTCAACGACGGAAGGGTAGCAGTTCTCTTGCAACTCGCACTGGGATGCCAGCCGGAGTGCAAAAGGCTGCTGTGACACGCCGTTGACCAAGTTGGGTATGGTTGTGGAGATAAGTGGCATGGCTACCTCTCCAACACTTTCGAGATGCTCCAGCCGCTGAGGAAGTTGTCAGGACCAGAGATCATGTTCACGTTGGCAGTGATGCTCTCTGCATCGACAAGGATGCCACGTGCTCTCGCCTCATCCATGACGTTGAAGTCATGCAATGTTCCGGCACCGACCACACGGTCTTGGAATACACGTGCTGCACGGATAGTTACGTAACGCCTAGCAGCTTCGGGCATTTCCTCGAACGGAAGAAGGAAGACTACATCGGCGTGCACCGTTGACGTGAACCTATACGTGTGGTTTGTGCGGTCATATAACCTCGTGCCACGTTGCACTACGTCCAGAGACGAGCGTGAGGCTACGTGTACACGTACACAGTTCTTCGGCAGTACGATCTCACCGTCGCTGTTTGGGGTGAGCGGATAGTCGTCTTCCGTATTGAAGTGCCATCCTTCGGACTGCACCTCTCTGCTGATCTCATTCAGCACGTTCTTTGCGATAACAGCGTCCGTGACCATCTGCCCGGACAAGGTGTTCACCGGAGTTTCACCAATCACGGACAGCATGGTGTTCACTGCTTCCAGTTCCGTTGTCGGGACGGGAAACTTGTTGTCCATACTTGCCTCCTTCAAAGGATAAAAAGGGAAGCTCCCGCTGCTTTACAGGAGCTTCCCTAGAGTTCTTAGGCCGCAGCCTTGGACAGTTCGATGGAGCACTCAGGGCGAAGAATGCCGTGGCCCATCGCGTACTTTGCCACGATCAGGTGGCCCTGATACATGACGTTGAAGTCGTTTCCGGTCTTCTGGATTGCCAGATCGCGGAGCTTGACGGTACCGATAGCGGTCTTGTGGAAGGCGATGGCAACAGTGTTGCTGAAGTCGCCACCATATTCGTTGTTCTCGCCAGCCTTGGCAGCAACGACCGCGTTGGGGACGTTGTTGGACTTAACGATACGGATGTTGGCAACTTTCAGAATCTTACCTTCCGCATACACACCAGCACCGCCCCAGTCCTTGTTGATGAGGTCGGTGGTCTGCGCCAGAAGGTAATACTGCGCAGGGCTTACCACGACGACGCGCTCGTTGTCGGGGATGTCCTTTTCGTCGAACACCTGAGCAGCGTTGAAGATACCGCCAGCCAGAACCTTGCCGTCAGTAGCAAAGTTGGCGTTCTTGAGGACGGAACCGCCATGCGCTCCCTCAACGGTTGCCGAAGCACGAGCAGCCAGACAAGCAACCCGCATGGTCTTCTGGTCGTATTCACGAGCCAGCGCATTGCCGAGTTCCTTGGAGTAAATCTGGCGGACATCGTAATGGTTCTTCGCTTCATCCAGATCGTAGATGAACACGTCAGCGATCAGGAGATCGTCGATCTTGATGATGCGCTCGTTGTGTTTGATCTGGTTGGAGCCGAGGATGGGAGTGCCGGGGACGTGGTAACGGGCGTTAGCCTTCCAAGTTGCAGGGAAGGACGCGGACTTACCGCTGGTGATGGTACGCTCCAGATGGAGTTCCTTCATTACGTTGGTTTCCTCGAAGGCGGTCATGACTTCGCCAGTGAAGACCTTGAGAAAACCAGCGTTCTCCTGCTCCCAAGAGCCGTCGGTCTGAGCGTTGATCCAGCCGGGGTTGGAACGGATTGCATCGTTCACAGCCATTTTCAGTTCTCCTTTAGTGTTGAATTTCGCTTGGTTGATGTTCCAATCTCCGTGCTCAACGCAGCGTGTTCAGGGTCTGGTTGTCCGGCGCACCGGGCCATCCGTACTGACGCTATGTCTGCTTTGGAGAAGCCGCCTAAAAAGGCGAACTGCATGTGAATCCAACTGGAAGGAGATGTGAGGGACGGGACTTACGGCAAACCTGCCCGTCCTTCACGGCACAAAGGAGGAATACGATGACAACGATTTTACTTTTTGAAGCGGTTGATGAACTCCTTGAAAAGCCAGCGAAGTCCAAAAGCCGCAACGATCTGGCCTACGACAGCCAGCTCAACCCACCACGGAGCTTTCTTCAAAGCCTCAAAGCCTTTCTCCATGTAGGGTTGAAGTTCAGGGATGAAGCAGCCAGCGAGGAGAAACAGGGTCGCACAGGTCCATGCTTCATCGACGTAGGTGTAGCGACGCTGCCGCATCGCCTCAGTGTCCCAGTCGATCTCAGCTTCAGCCATCCGCTGGAGCCGTGCGATCTCTGCGTTCGCTCGTGCCTCTTCAATCCGCATCTTTGTCTCAGCCTTTACTCTGCGACGTTCGGACCAGCCTTTGACGACAGAGGTGACAAGGCTGATCCCTGCGGCGATGAGGCCACCCATGCTAGCCTCGCACAGGCTGGAACACGTCGGAACGCGCCAGCTTGTCTTCGATTTCGCGGGTGTATGCCGCATCGCGTCCGTAGCGAGGATCACGCATCGCGGTCATGACTTCATGCGAGGAGCGGAACACGTCACCTGCGTTAGAGCCGCTGGCACGTCCTCCGACAAGGTTGGGTTCCATCCCCATCGCACCGACGTAGCGCATCTTCAAACCAGCCACAGCCAGCTTGATCTGTTCAACGTCGCCGCTGTTCATGACGGCATCGTAGGCAGCGATCTCTTTCTCGGTGAGATTCTGCCCTGCCCACTGAACCATCTGCGTGTAGGCATCTTCGCCACCTGCGAAGCCTTTGATTTCAGTAATGGCTTTTTCGGTGAGTACGGCATCCGCTTCCGCAGCTTTCTGCTTGGCGGTTATGCCATCGATGTAGGTGTCAACGACAGCGCGAGGGAAGCCAGCTTCTTCCAGACGCTTGTAGCTGGCGTCGGAGAGCTTGCCATCTTTCTCGTATTCAGTGGTGAAGTCAGCCATATCAAGGCCAGCAACCTTGAGGACTTCCGTTGCTTCGTCGTGAGAAGCTCCTTCCGCGTCCTTGGTGGTCACTTCGCCGTCGGCTTTCTCGCTGCCACCGCCACCGCCCTGTTCACCCATCTTCTTCTGGAGTTCCTGATAGGCTCTCTCCAGCTCTTCGGTAGACTTGAACTTGCCAGCGAGGAGGGTTTCCTCACCAGCACCGCCTGTATTTTCAGGAGCCTGTTCCGGCGCGTCAGGGCCAGTCAGCTCAGGCTCAACGGACATTCCATTCAGTTCAGACATTGGAACCTCACTTCTTTACTTAGTTGTCGATGCGGACAGTGCCGCTGGGGAGTTCGGTCTTGATGGGCTTAGATTCGCCGGGGGTCTTGTCGGCGGGGTTGGAACGAACTGCCTTTTCAGGGGCTTCGGTTTCTTTCTTCTTAGCCATTCGGACTTGCTCCTTGCTGTTTTCCAATCATGCGCATTGCTTCAGGGCCAAGCTGCTGAATGAGACTCTGCATCTGAGCCGCTTGCTGCGCTTCTGCGATTTGTTCTTTGGATTTGATGAGACCATCAGTGTCGATGCCGTCAGCGGTTGCCAGACGGGAGATGGCATCATCGACATGGACGTATGTTTGAAGCACTTCGGGACCAAGCACCTTGCCGAGGGTTCCGAGGAAGTTGACGAGCTTGTTCCTGTCATGGCCTCTTCCAAGAGCTTCAAGGCCAGTGACGATGGAAGGCTTGACCACATCCTTCGGGAGCGGCGGGAGCTTCCCTTGCTTCTGGAGTTTGTTCATCTTCCTGTTCACATACGGAAGCTGGAACTCCTGTGTGAGTATGGAATAGATACCGCCAAGGCGGGTTTCGAGTTCTTGAGCTGTGATGCGTACCTCTTCTGCGGTGACACGTTCGGCGTCACGCTGTACGCCCTGCATGAGCAGGAATGCGCGGGACAGTCTTTCCGTGATCATCTGAACGGTCTGAAGAGCTACACGGAAGTCTGCGAACTTGTTCATCTGAAGAACAGTCACGTCTTCGGCGACACCTTCTCTGACTGCGCCGTTGGGAGCGGATGCGATGGTCTTCGCCCTTGTGGTTCCGTTGGGATTCACGAGGAGAAGAACTTTCGCAGCCACGGCAGAACCTTCGACGATAGCCTGCATGAGAGCTTCGAGGGACTTGAGGTCGCCTAAATGCTCCTCAACGTAGGAACGTCCGTAGTCTTCACCCTCGATCCTGTTGAGACGGAGAGGAATCCACGGACAAGCGTCGAGCGGGTAGGTACCAAAAGTGCCGGGGATCTTCCTTCCCATGCACTCTTGGTAGATGGTCCAGCGGTCATGTTCACGTTTGATGTGCGTGAACAGTTCAATGTGCTTGGAACCGCCTTTCTGCTTTTCCCTGTCTTTGAGCTTGGACTTGATCTTCTTGTAGAAATCCTTGGGCAGCGCGTCCGGTGCCACGTTTTCCATGACCACAAGTTCAATGGGGTTCCCCATCGGGTCACGTCGGCACACGAAGCGGTCAAGGTGGAAGACGCGAATACCGTCCATTCCGTCGTACAGAAGGACGTTTCCAGCGACGATCAGGTGTTTGAGAGACTCAAAGACTGCAACACGGTCAGATGAGCATTCAATGTCAGCCATCACGGTCCGCTCGACCTTGCCCAATGCCTTCTCAACATCTGTCTTCCATTCTTCATCCTGCTGTTCTTCAAGGAGCATGTCCTCGATCTTCAGCCTGAAGAATGGCTCGTTGGGAGGGAGCAGTGTGATGAGCAGCTTTGACGCGAGGTTGTTCGCGCCTTCTGCGCCGATCCCCTGAAAAGGGGTGACGATCTTTGACTGGGACGTATGTCCTTCGGGAGGGAGGAGGCTTGGGAGCGTGAGCTTCGCACACTCCCTTGCCCTCTTCAGAAAAGGTTCGCGCTCAGATTCAAGAACACGATACCGGGATTCGGCGGTACCTACGTCTTTCGTAGACATAGGCTAACCTCTCGGAATGTTCAGTCCTTTGCCACCGGGCTGTGCCATGTTGATGTCGATACGCAGTGCCTGCGTACCGCGCTTCTTTGCTTCCTGCCGCTTCTGTGCGCCGGTTCGCTTCACACCTTCCTGTGTGACAGGAGCAGTCGCAGACTCTTCGGGAGGCGGCGGCGTCGGAGCGGGTTCAGGAATTTTAGGCGGGTCAGGTACTTTCGGTTTGGACGAACACATAGGTCAGTTACCTCCTAGAATGTTTTCTTGCTGACGCTCATGCTGCTCCTTGATGAACTGCACGAGTTGACGTTTGCCGACGTAAATCCAGATGTCCCTTTCACTCATTCGAGGATCAGGACACTTCTCAGGGAAGAGTTTATCCAGTGCTTGGACCAGATCACTCTCCAGATAAGGGAGCTTGATGTCGTTCATCGAGCGTTCCTTCTGCTCATTAGTGCAACCTAATTGATTTTCCAGATATTCTGGTTGGTTGTGGCCAACTTCACTCCGTGTTTGAAATGCATGTCGGAACGGAGTTCTTCCACGTACTTGCCAGTTTTGATGAAAGCGCAGAGCGTAGTGATGTCGTGAGGAATTTCATCCAGTTCCCGGCTGGTAAACAGCCACACATCTTTGCCGAAGTTGCGCAGCCAAGTCAGGAAGGAACGAAGCTCTTCATGTTCCTGATCCAGAGGTTCACCACCAAGAATCCAGACGCACTGAACGAGAGACTCCCGCAGCTTTTTCTCAAGCGACGGGAGTCTCATCTTCCAGTCTTTCCCTTGTTTGAAGTCCCAACTCTCAGGGTTGTGGCAGCCGGGACAGTGTGTCCGACATCCTGCGAGATACACCTCCAACGCCTTGTGTTTGAGGCTGTATTCCGTCGTGAGGATGTTCAATCATACCTCCTTGTAGAACTGACGGTGAGGCCAGTCATGTTTCCTGCGGACGACGTTCCAGTTCTTGGTGTTCGTGAGGAAGCCGACCACACGGGTGAACTCTTCCTCGACAGGCTGTCCGCAGACCGTGCAGAAGCTGTCACTTCCAACCGTCACATGACCGAGAGAGCACCGCTGGATCGTGTAGTTGATCGCCCAATAGACAACGCCTTTGGACGCACAATAGCGAATCAGCTCTTTCACACGCTCCTTGTCGGTGATCCTTTCAGCCACATTGACGTGCATGATTGCGCCGCCGCTGAAGTGTTCGTCGAACAGTCCCTGAAGAGCCACGCGATCCAGAAGGTCCGCTTCGGTAATGAGCGGGATGAACTGGTTCGAGTAGTACGGATGACCAGTCTCATATCCGAGGAGGTTGTCCTTCTTGGCGATCTTCACTGAGGAGTTCTCAGCCGGAACCTGTTCCACGTTGTGAGGCGCACCGTAGGCATTCTGCATTGCGTCATTGGTGGCATTCACCATCTTGAGACAACGCAGCACAAACGCCTGCCCGTCCTCGGTCAGGATGTCGTGGCCCATGAGTTCACACGCTTCGTTCAGGCCAGTGATCCCACAGGTGGAATACTGCCGCTTGAGGTCCATGAGGCCGAGCGAATACAGCGGCAGGGAGCCACGCTTGATGCGGTCCCGGATGAACTCACGCTTGGCGTTGTTTACGGTAGCTGCCACCCTGACGAGGGTGTTGAGGTTCGCCATGAAGCGATCTTCATCTCCATCGGAAAGGACAGCGATCCGAGGCAGGTTTAACGTCACGACGCCGAGACTGCCGATCTTGGTCGCTCCTGCACCGAAGGTGTTAGAGTAGCCAAGTCCTTCCATGTCTGAACGGAGGCGGCAGCACGAGGACAACGTGCTCGACTTCCCGCAATAGATGTTGATGAACCCGTATTCCAGATTCTTCTCTGCGATCATGTCGAGGAACTCGTCGTCCCGAAGGTTCTTCTCGTCGTCGATTGCAAAGCAAGCCGTCACCACAGGGAAGGTGATGGGCGTCCTGCGAAGGGTTGCGTTCATGCAGTCGAGGAAGAGCTTCTGCACATTGACGATAGTCTCGATCTTAGGCGTTTCACCGTCGATCATGTAAGCCGGGGAAAGTTCTTCAAGGAACTTCCTGTCGTATACGCTGACGTTGGTGAAAGGGGACTGGTTGCCACGGAACTCCCAGTTCAGTGTGTAGATCAGTGAGGTGATCTGTTCTCGGACATAGGTCCACGCTGCTTCCTGATTTGCGAACTTGAAGTGGTGGTCCGCAAACGAGCCGTCCTCCTGCGCCATCTTGTCCACGAAGTAGGACGCCACTAACAGGAGGTCTGCCAATCCTGTTGCTCCGAGCGTTGAGTTCGCCGCATACACCGTGAACTGTTCGACCTGACGGATGAAGGAGTGCAGCGACTTGGGACGGGACACGTCCAGTCGATTGCTCATCTTCAAGCCCTCAAGGGCAATGTCGTAAGTCGAGTAGTTGAAGCAGTACGGGCGACCGATGTCCCATACGTCGTTGATGTAGATGTCGCCTTTGATCTGCATCTCGATGATGGTGTTCGCGGTTTCAAGACCGTGCAATTTCTTGATGGTCTTCCACAGGTTGAAGTAGCTGTTCAGCTTCATCTGCGGCTTGGGAACCTCGAACGTGTAGGTGATGACATCCTTACCGCAGACGTTGGCGTTCGCATCCACGGAGTGGTCGGCAACAGTGGTTTCGGAGTTGAAGAACTCCTTGCTCATATGGTGGATGTCCAGTTGTTCACCTACGCCGTCGATGTTGAACAACTCCGCAGGGTACCTGGAACGCAAGTAATGCCAGAGATCGCAGAACTCTTGGTCGTAAGAGGCATGGAGGTACAGCACTAACGCACCTCCCAACTGCCGCAGTACGCACGTACATCTGCCATGTCTCCCTTCAGTCGATTGGCAGGGATGCAGATGTAGTGGTTGGCGTAGTAAGGATCAGGCCGTCCCTTTGCACAGGTGCGGCAGTCATTTTTGCGGATGAGTTTGTAGAACAGACGCTTCAGGGTTTTCATTATTTGTCCTCCCGTACACGAATAAAAGCCGGGAACCTCAAGCTCCCGGCCTTCGTCTTTTCTTGGAATTTCACTTCAATCATGGCAGGTGGACGCTCCATGAACTCCTCGCGTTCAACATCGGAGAATCCAGTTCCCACCTTTACTTCATGCCCTTCGTAGTTGCAGAGGAGCGCGCCCATGCGCCCCTTGTGCTTGCCTGTTCCGGGCTGCACTCCAGTCACGTTCAGATCGACAGTCTCGAACTTTTTGACCTTGCACCATTCGATGGATTTCTTGCCTTCGTAGAGGCCGTCCTGACTTTTCAGGACAATGCCTTCCTCACCGCACACTTCGACAAGCCACTCGACGTGCTCGATAACTTCCTGTTCCGTCTCGAAGTGAGACTCGTGGTGAACGAGCAGCGAGGTGTTTTCCAACTTGCTGCCGACAGCACGGAACGCATCACACAGGATGGAGTACCGCTCATGGAAAGGAAGTCCTTCAACAGCGATGTCGAAGACCTCAAAACGGAAGATCGAAGGATCAACTTCTTTGAGGCGACGTACCTGTGTCATGAGCTTCTGGAAGCCGCTCACCTTGGAAACAACTTCTCCGTCGAAGCAGGGTACTATGTCGTATTTCCGGCTGATATATTCAGCGAGTGTCGTGAGGTCGTCGTTGAAGACATGGAAGTTCGGGAAGAGTTTCCCGTTACGGCTGGTGTAGGTATGGTCAATGGGATCAGCGATGCAACGAACACCGTCTTTCTTGATTGACCAGTAGGAGTTCTTGAGGCTGCCGACGTGTTTGACGAACTTAGGAAGATCGTCCTTACACAGCATCGGCTTCAGCATCGTCGCTGTTCACCTCCTCGTCAGCCACCGGATCGTAGTCGTCGTACAAGGGATTGCACGGCGCGTCCGGTTGGTTGTAGTCGCGTGGACCACGGCAGGTGCCAAGTGCGCCACGCTCGTATGGACACATGCCTGAGTAACACATGGCACTCCCTCCTAACGGTTGTCTCCGTTCCCGCGCAGGACGCCACGGTCCTTGCGGTCGTAGAGCTTCATGAGGTTCTTCTCTGCCACTTCACCAAGGGACAGGCCGTGGAAACGGGCAAGTTCGGAGAGGAACCACAGAACATCACCGAGTTCCTTGCAGACTTCCTCCTTGGAAACAGGTGCCTTGTCGCCACGGAAGACTTTGCCGATCTTGCCGCAGACTTCACCAGCTTCACCCGACAGCCCGGTAGTTAGATAGGCCAGCGCGGTTTCTTCAGGATAGATCGCAGTGCCAGCCGCCAGTTTCTGGTAGGTGTCGAATGCAGACTGGTTGGGGAGAATATGAATGCTTGCCATTAGTTCTTGCTCCAGAAAGCCTCACAATGTGCGAGGGTTGAGTTCTTGGGACGGTCGTCGAACTGTTCCATTCCACGACACTGGTAGGTGTAAAGAGCGATGGCGCACCATGCGACAGAGAGCAGGTGGTGCTGCCCGTCCACCTCGTCATAGTCGTCTCCCATGAACCATTTCCATGCGTGACGTTCCATCGCGGAGAAGAGGCGGTGGAAATCCATGCCTTCTTCCCATCCACGGTCGGCATACTTACGTGCGCCGCGTTCATACAGGGAAGCGAGGCCGTGCATGGCTTCGGCAGGGATGAGATCGAAACGAGGTTTGCCGAAGTCCTTCTTGAGCTTGTCGCCTACTTCGGGGGATGCCACGGTTTGACCTCCTTCTTTTTGAAGTTGTAGTCGGAAGCGTGGCAGATACGGGCGATCTGCGCCTGTACCAATGCCTCTTCCTCGGACAGCTTCGCTTTCTCAAACGCTCCCACTACGACAGGCCACATCTCCTTGTAGGAGGTAAGGCCGTCGAGCAGACGTTCAGCCTTAACAGGACCGATCCCCGGACAACCCGGATAGCCATCAGTGGTGTCTCCGGTGAGAGTCTGCGTCATGTGCTTGAGTGCAGCCTCTTCTTCGGAAACAAGGTAGATGCCGAACTCCGGCTTTCCGAAGTTGAAGTGGAGGCCGGGAACGGTGTCCAAGTCCTTGTCCATCGACACGATGATCTTCTCGCCCTTCACGATATTCTTTGAGGTGGCGAGGATGCCGAGCACGTCATCCGCTTCCAGCTTCGGACGCATGAAGGACTTGAACTCTTCGAGCATCCATTCCTTGAGGACAGGCAGAAGGAACGGCTTTGCCTTGTCGTCGCGGTTGGATTTGTACTTGTGGAAGATGTCCTTCCTGAAGTTCTCATCGGGATCGGAGATCGCAACTATTGCTTCATCGGCTTCAAGGGTTTCCTTGAGGCTTTCGATACGGTCTTCGACGGCGACTTTCGCTGGACCAGCATCGGCCCACACAGACCAGAAATCGCCGCCCCAGTGGACAGCTTTCTGTTCCGAGGCGGCGATCTGGTAGGCGATAATGTCACCATCTATGAGGATGGTTCGTTTCATTCGTTAGTCCCTCTTTTGCGCTTGTGCGCTTTGGCGACGTACTCATCGCCGCTGTACTTCTCCCACATCTGCGTCACACGTCCGCACGTGCCGCGCCCTTCGTAGCAATAGCCGCCACGGTAGACGCACTCAGGCACAAGCCGTGCTGCCAGTGCTGGATCGACGCCGAGGAGGAGACACTTGCGGATGTCCTCCATGATCTTGCGGGTTTCTTCATGAGCGCGGAAACACAGACGCTTGCGGGACCAGTTGATGAGGCTCTCTGCATTGCACAGGACCGCGTGGTTCACTGGCGTCCAGCGGTCGGCCTTGCCGTCACCGCCAAGGTCTTCGCGATTGGTCTTCACCCAGTGCTCCATCCACGTCTTGTGACGCACGTTATGAACGGACGCGAAGGTCGGGATGCCGTGCATCTCGATCCAGAAAAGCTGCGTCCTGATCGGGGAGTGCGCCAGACGGTAGGCAAGCTCAAGGCTCATCGTGCTCTCGTGACCGGAGGTGAACTCGTTGGCGCGTCGCAAGAGGGATTCGCTGGTGAGCTTGCGGACGATGATGTCTCCACAGTTCTTCATTAGATGTCTTCCTTTAATTGAGATTAACCAGTCGCCCTAAGAGCTTTTGGTTGTGCAGGGCTTCTGCGATTGCCTGAGTGTCTTCTGAAGAATATGAAACGAGGCAGGAAGGAGCGTTGGCTGTCCCGCCTTGCACGCCGTTCACATGATAAAAGCGAAGCCGCCCTTTAAAGAAAAAGACGGCTTTCGCTTTGTTCCAGATTTCTGAATGGAACCCTTTCGTTTCTGTTCTAGCAAAAATGAGTGCAATGCCTCTTCCGTGCTCTGCCAACTTATTAAGCCATTTGAATGTCTCCCGTCCGTAAGGGGGATTACACCACACTCGTCCGTACCAAGGCTTGCACAGGCCATCATCCAGCACAGTGTAATGGTTCTGTGCTGTTGGCCACGGACGCTTGACTGGCGAACATGGGTCCAAATCAAACTCTCCAAGGGCAGTAATAATTTCAGGCGGTGTCAGCCACTCATCTTTGTTCTCAGTGTTTGAGTTGAAGTCACGGGACATTACGCAGCTCCCTTGTAAGCGTTCTCGTAGCCGCGCTTCATGGTCAGCTTGCCAGCACGATAGAGTTCGACAATCTTCTGCTTGCCCTTATCGAGGACGATGATCTCGACATAGCCGCGCTCTCCGTAGACCTTCTCAGCGAAGAGCTTCTCACGGTACTGGCTGCGAACCTTGTACGGAGCACCACTGTGACGGCGGTACAGGTAGCCAGCGTTCATGAGGTCTTCCTTCACCTTCATGGAGTTCACGCCACGAAGGGTACGGGCGAACCGTGCGATGGTGATGCAGCGGTCAGCGAACGCCTTCTCATAGACTGCGGCCTTGGGAGCAAGAGCTTTGGTCTGTGCTTCAAGAGCCATCTTCTGTTCAACCTGATCTGCCCATGCACGAGCGGCTTCAACAGGGTTGGTGAAGTCGGGCAGGACATTCGCCTGTCGCTTCATCAGTTCGGCTTCCATGCGGTTGAAGGCTTCGATGTACTTGAGCTTCCAAGCGAGAGCCTTGTCTCCGTTGAAACCCATCACGAGCAAGGAGAAGCCGTCACGGTCCATGAGGAACATGGGCTGTTCTTTGTTCTGAGCGTTGATGTAGGAGGACTGTCCAAAATTGGACACTCCTTTTTCGACCAGTTTTCGGATGTCGCGCATGACATGCTGGTGGTTCTTCCCGAACACCTCAGCCACCTTGAGGCTGGTGGTCATGGCTTTGTTGTTCTCAAGGGTCACGAGTTCAGTAGCTACGGGCATGGGAGTGGTAGTGTTCATTATATTTCTCCTTCTTCTTTGTTTAAGCCGCTGCTGTGTGGTTGTGGTGGTTGCCTTTGATGAGATCACGTGCCAGTTCAAGACCGCCGGGAGTGAAGCCGTAGTTGCACTCAGGAATGACCTCGAAGTAGCCCTTGTGGATGTAGCCTTCACGAGGCCAGTAACGCTTGCCGCGCTGCTGGAGCACACCGTTGCGGAGCAGGACGACCTGAAGGTGACTGAGGGTTACACCCAGTTCCTTCGCCGCCATGCTGATAGTCCACAGGGTTTTCTTGTGGGTGCAGCGTTCGTGGAAGGCGATGGAAGGCCGAACTGCTGCTTCAAAACGAGCGCGCTTCAAACGCTCCTTTTTCAGCTTGTTCGCCATTGCGATAATGGTGTCGGGGTTTTCAACCACTTCTTCGATGAACTCAGGAGTCATGTAGACGCCGTGCTCACGAACTGCAGGGAGGACTTCGGAAGTCACCCACTTCTTGAACCTCTTGGCTTCCGGCTTGCGGGAGCGGAGGATCAGGGAGTAGAGGCCGGATTCGTTTATGATGGAAACTGCACGGACCTGATCCGTATACTGTACGGGGCAGGTCGAACGCTCGTCATCATCCAACAGTTTCGAGAGGTTGCTGGTGTCAATTGTGAGTGCATCACACACGTCCTTAGCGACGAACCAGACTTCACCACCTTCACCCTTGAGGACGCGAACGGTGCCGAACATTTCATGATTGAACTGAGCCGGAGCCATTGCATTGAACTTGTTGTCAGCCATCTTAAGTTCTCCTTTGTGTATGAGATGTTTGAAATGAAGAAAGGCTGGTGAGGATCGTCTCCTCAACCAGCCTTCAGGTTTGTTAGGTTCACTAGTGCAACCTAATTGAATCTAGTGTGTTTCTGCCCAGTTACGACCGAGCTTGTATTCTCCGTCCAGCGGACACCTGAACCCCAAGTGAGTGCCAGCGTCACGTATGGCCTGAACGCCAGCCATGCCCACGGTATCCCCGATCTCTTCACGGCAGATGATCTGGTATTCGTCGTGGACGTGAGCTGCGTTCCAGAAGTCCTTCATGTAGCCAGCCTCAAACTGGTGAGGATCGCGAGTCAGCTTCCAGTCGAGGAAGACGGTCGCTTCCTTCATGATGATCGCACCTGCCGACTGAAGCAGTGTGTTCAGGGCAGAATGCAGGGAACGGACGCGAAGCCGACGACCGTCAAGGCCACGGAGATAGCCGCGTTTCTTGGCGGTGTTCTGCACGTTCTCGACAAGTCGCTTGAGTGCAGGTGTCTTTGACAGGAAGGTCTTGCGGAGCTTGGCTCCCAGTTTCTTCTTGCGCTGAGGCGTTGCGTCAGGCTCAAGGAGAGAGCCGAGGAGTTCATCGCCTGCGCCGTAGAGGAAGGCGTAGATGAATCGCTTCGCCACCTTGTTTCGCGCCCAGTTGTGGTGCTCGTTTTCTTCGTCGCGTTCTTCTCCGTCTGCGACAAGGCCAAGAGCCTGCGTGTTGGCCCAGTGGATGTCGCCGTTCAGGATCACGTCGATGTAGGCACCGCCGTCATACCGCGCCATGTAATGTCCAAGACAGCGAAGTTCGAGGCCGGATGCGTCACAACCCATGAGGACATAACCTTTCGGTGCGTGGAAAAGAGCACGGCATTGTTCGCCATAGGGAACGCCGACGCTTGGCACCTGCGCTACGTTTGGGCTGTTGTGAGTGCATCGTCCGGTGACTGCGCCATTGGTTATGACGGTGCCGTGGATGCGCCCGTTGCGCTCCAGCTTGAGCCATGCGGCCTTGCCTTCTGCAAGCTGTCCGAGCCGCTTCTGGACGAGGTAGTAATCGGCAATCAGCTTGGCTTCGGGGTAGTCGAGGTGGCTTAGGACTTCTTCCGAAACAATCGGCTGACCAGTCACGGTGTATTCTTCTGGTTCCCATCCGAAGTTTTCGATTAGGCGTTCAGCCACCTGCTTGCGACTTCCGGGGTTGAAGGGGACTTCCGTGCGCCGGATGATCGGCACTCCCTTGATGTAGCCACGCTTCCTGTTGTTGGCCTTGGGGATGAACTCTTCCTCGATGACCTTGGGAGGGAACGCTTCCTGAAGGCCATCTTCGAGTTCTTGCCGCTTTGCCGCCAGTTCAGCGTAAAGCTCGTGGGCAGCTTCAAGGTCGAACGGGAAGCCGCTGACTTCCTGTAACCAGATCACGCGCTGGAACTCATGCTCAAGAGCAATGGCTTCAGAGCTGTACCGCTGGTTGAGGATGTGACGGTAGAAGGCTTCAGTGACCTCCACGTCCTGTTCACAGTATTCCTGCATCTCAGGGGACCAGTTCTTCCAGTCAGTGGTCTTGCCGAAGTCGTCCTTGAAGTTGCCAAGGCGGTAGCCCCATGCCTCAAGCGAGTGACTGCCGACCAGCTTTTTCGGGAAGAGTTTGTTCTTCCTTGCGAGACGGAAGTCACTGTCTTTGAGGTCAGGCCAGATCAGGCGAGAACAAACCAACGTGTCGATTACACGGCCTCGTGGCTCCCAACCGGGGTAAACGATCTGGATGGCGGGGATGTCGTACTTGATGATGTTATGGCCCACGATGAGCGGAGCCTTCTCAAGGATTTCCAGCGACTGCTCGATGGATACCTTTGAGCCTTCGTGATCGTGCGCCGAGTAGACCTGTCCGGTCTGGATGTCTTTGATTACATTGGAATGAACAACGGACACTGTGTCGAGAAGTCCGTCGGTTTCTATGTCAAACAAAAGAGCGGGTTCTTCCGGTGATGTCGGAACCCACTCCCAGTAGTTGGTCTTCACAATGGACCTCCTCTTTCAAAAGAAGAGAGGGAGGCTCCTTAGAAATCGGAACCTCCCTCTTGTGTGTCGGGATCAAACGGACAGTCGTCGCTTAGTGGCGGATCGCTTTCGACGAGCAACCCTGACGATTCGTCGTAACGCAGATAGAACACCTCGCCAGTTGCCTGCCCGGTGTAGCGGTCTTTGAGGATGCGGAACGTGGTGGTCTTGCGGACGATTTCACTCTCAGCTTGCTGGTTGCGTTCGAGGCCGAACATGAAGTGGGACCAGTAGCCGATGGCGCGACTGCCTTTGAAGTGACGGATCATCACCCTGCCGCCTTCTTCATGCGGAGTGCCGTCAGGTGTGGCAAGGTGGCTGATTATGTAGACACAGAAGCCAAGCTCCTGTGCCATAGTCGCAATCTCTTCCATGAGAGCTTCAAGCTCACGTCGTTCATCCTCAGCTTGTGCAGCCAGTGCTGTAAGGTGATCGAGGAAGACGTGCCGCACGTCATGGGCGACAACCATGTAGCGCATACGTGACTTGATCACTTCCCAGTCGGTGGAGCCGAAGTGGTTGTAGAGGTAGAGCTTCCCGCTCTTCTTGAGGTCGGCGACGGCTTTCTTGAGTTCGTCAGCTTCCCAACCTGCGTCCGGTACGTGGAAACGCTTTCCGGCATATTTCCCCGCGACACGGCGAAGCGTCTCGACGGGAGGCTGCTCAAGGTAGAACAGGCCGACTGGCAGCTTGTGTGTTGTGATTGTGTCCGTAATGATTTGCGTGAACACATCGGTCTTGCCGATGCCAGTACCAGCACCAAGGGTGTAGACTTCGCCGGGACGCCTTCCGTATGTCGCCTTCGTCAGAGGCTCCCAAGGCCAAGGCAATCCCCATTCGACGGGCTTTGTCACCTCGTCCTCAAGGTCTTCGATGGTGATGATGCCGTCAGGACGAAACGTCTTCGCTCCCCACAAGGAGTCGATGAGTTCCTTTGTTTTGCCAGCCACGAGACATTCGTTGGCGTCTTTGAGCGGAAGTCGGGCGATCTTGGCCTTGCCGGGAGTCAGAAGCACAGCGCACTTTCGAGCTGCTTCCTGTCCCGGTTCGTCCATGTCGAAGGCGAAGATCACCGTCTCGAATCCTTCGATCCATTCGAGTGACTTCTTGATTGCCTTCGGTGCTGAGGAAGCTCCCGTCTGGATTGAGACGACAGGCCAGCGGTTGCCCTGAATCTGCGAGATGGACATGGCGTCAATCTCACCTTCAGTGATGACCAGCATCTTGCCGCTGTCACGCCACACGTTCTGACCGAACAGCAAGGCGTCCTTGTATTCGCCAGTCCAGATGAAATCCTTGTTCGGGTAGCGTATGTGCTGTGCGACAAGGCGTCCTTCCCAGTCATGGTAGGGCGCGATCTGGACAGTCTTTCCCTTGTACTTGCCTACTGTGTAGCCGAACTTCCGGCATGTCTCTTCGGTGAGCTTTCGTTTCTTGAGTGCGCGGTACTCTCCTCCTTCGATGAGGTTCGCAGCCATTTTGCTTCTCCGATGGTTATGTGCGGTGGAGCCTGTCTTTGAGCTGTTCCCATCTGGATGCTCGTAGTAACCGCACTTGTGGCAGTAGCCGTGTCCGTCGGTGTATCTTGCGAGGTTGTCGCCTGAACGATCCTCACCTTTCGACTGACAGGCAGGACACGGTTCGTGGTGAGTGAACTCGCTGTCACTCTCCTCGTGGAGCCGCCGACCTTTAGAGCGTCGGGACATACTCGCCACCTCTCCAGTCAACTTTCCTTCGGAGGATCAGGCTGCGCTTTGCCCAGTTGTCGAGGTAGTATTCGCCGTACTTGGAACCGTCTGCTCCTTCGACCATGCGCATCTTGATGTCGATGCCCTTGTCACGAAGCTCGGTGATACGTGCCGTCAGGTTCATGATCCGCAGGTGGAACATGGCGGTGACGCGGGTAAGAGGTCCGTTGTTCATGAGGTGCTTCAGAATCTTTTCGTTCTGAGTCATTTGCTGTTCTCCTTCTCGTTTGTCGTGAGTGCTTAGAAGCTGGAAAACAGAAGGCCGGACGCTCCTCGTTAGAGAGAAGACATCCGGCCTTGTTTCCGTTGTGTTTGCGGACTGTTAATGGAAGGTGTCGTGGTACCACGCGGTGACATCGAAACAGGGACACTCCTTGTGAGAGTTGACTTCCCGATGTCCGATGATCCTTGCGGCAGGGAACTGCTCTGAGAGTTCTTCCACAAGGGTTGCCAGAGACTGCCACTGTTCCTTGGTGAAGTTGCAGTCTGCCTTGCCATCTTCTGCCAGCCCTCCGACTAAGCAGACACCGACGCTGTTTGCGTTGTAGCCCTTTGCGTGTGCTCCGGGTTCCATAAGTTCACGCCCCTTCTCGACAGTGCCGTCACGCTTGATCACAAAGTGGTAGCCGATCTTCAGCCAACCACGTGCGCGGTGCCAGCGGTCGATAGTCTTGGCGTTGATGTCTTGGGAGGGCTTGGTGGCAGAGCAATGGACGATGATGAGGTCAGTCTTAGCTCTTGCCATCTAACCATGCCTCCAATGCTTTCTTCTGTTTTGCTTTGGGTTTGTGCTTCAGCCACTCTTCAGGGATGCGGCCTTTTGCGTATGGGAAGCCGTGCCGCTCACACCACATGGCGTAAGTGGTCTTGGACTTCTTTCCGATGAGGGTGTTGGGATTTGAGAAGACCATGCGGATGTCGAGGTCAGGGTATTGCTCCTTGACCAGCCGCATTTTCTTTCGGTCGGCAGAGGTGAACTCGCCTTTTGCTTCGATGATGATCGCTTGTTTGCGAAGGATGAAGTCAGGGGTGTAGTGAGTGCGGTGTACGTAGTACAGACGCTTCGGTTCATAGAGGAACGATGCTTTACGTCCCTTCAAATCCTTGGCGATCTCCGCTTCCAGACCACTACGGTATCCGGTTTCCTTCCTGACTTTGTTGAATGCGGACCAACGGTTACTCCATGCCACTAGAAGTCTTCTTCCCCGTCGTCTTCTTCACCCGCATCGTCGTCATCGTCAGCTTCGTAGCCTTCATCTTCATCCTCGAAGTCGCTGGCGGGATCGACTTCAGCTACGTTGAAGCCGTCCTCTTCTTCCTCGAAGCCGTAGGAGGCAGCGGAACGCTGTCCACCGTTGACCAGTTCGATGATCTGTACGGCATTGAGGTACAGGGTAATACCAGCCATGCCCGTGGCGTTGACGAAGTAGGGACCGACATCGAAGGCAATGCGCATGGTGGTGCCACTCCAGATTTGAACCTTGCTCAGGTTCACGGCCTTGCGCTTGGAGTCGAAGACAGGAACCTTGCGTTCCCACTTCTTGCCAGTCTTCTTGGATATACCGGACGCGGCGGTCTTGAAGTTGAAGATGAACCGTCCGGTTTCATTTTCCTCCTCGTCGTACTCAGCTTCGTAGAAGTCGTTGACGGACACCTGCTTCAGCTTTTTCTTCTGTGCAGGCTTCAGCTTCTTGAACTCCTTCTCAGCCTCCTTGATTGCCTCTTCATGGAGAGGACGGAGCTTTTCAATCAGCTTCTGCGCATCCTCTTCTTCGAGGATCAGCTTCACGCTGTATTCGCCGTGGTCTTTGAACTTGGTGTCCGGTTCGTTCAGGCGGGGATACAGAGCTTCGCCGACAGGAGTGGTGAACGAGGGTTTCTTATTCTTCTTTGCAGCCATGAGATTATCTCCTTGGTGTATAGTTTTAGGCAAAAGAAAAGCGGTCCTCGATTGCCGACACGTCGATGCCAGCCTCAAGGAGCCGCGCTGTAAGGTCCGTAGGGACGGGGTTTTCTTTCTTGATGAGTTCAATCGCTAGGGAAACGAGTCTCCCTACATTCTCGCCATCGAAGGAATCTCCTTCATAAGCCCTTCGGAGTAGAGCTTCTTCATGTTCTGACACACGCGCCTCCGTATATCTGCTTTGACAGTGGAACAAACGACCTCAACAACCTGCGTTACCGGGTTGCCGTCAGGTCCAAGACGCAGCGGCTGGACAGGCACACGCAGACGCTTCACTTTCTGAAAGTGGCGTTCGTACACACGGTCGTTGTGAGGTTCAGAGCCATAGGCAAACTTGCGTATTCCCCTTGCTTTGCGTCCGTTCATTGATCTTCCTCCTAGAGTTCGTTCTTGAGGTACGCTTCGACGGCCTTGAACTCAGGACGGCGACCGTCAGCGTGATTCATGATGTTGTTAGTTATGGTCATGGCGTCACTGAGTGGGACGTTGTAGCGTTCGGACAGGAGCTTGAAGGCTGCGCAGATGGCTGCGACCTGCACTCCCTTGTTGTGCTTCTGCAAAGTGTCAATCACGCTCATGGCAGCGACTGCGGTTTCATGGACATCTGCGTTGCCAAGCTGGTCACGGTTGAATCCGGGGATCATTAGAGTACCTCCATGATGAGATCAGTGATGAGAGCGGGTTCCTCAGTCAGTGAGTTGAGAGCTTCCTCGTCGCTGCACATGGCGCGTACTTCTTCAGCCACATTGGAGAAGTTGACGAGGTATGAAGTGTCGTCTTCGTCCCCTGCCCAACGGATGCTGATCTTGCTGAGGTCAGTTTCACCGACCAGCTCAACAAGCCCAGTGGTCTTGGTCCGAGTGTTGATGTGAAGCAGGAATCCGCAGGTGAACGCAGCGAGGCGTTTGTCAGGGACAGTGATGACGGAGGTCGCTCCTAAAGAGGCACCTGCATAGGCTTTGACGGCATTCTCCATCACACGGTCTGCTGCGATCAGGGCGAAGAGTTTGTGGGTGTTGTTCATCTTTGTTCTCCTTGTGAGTTGGTTGAGGTTTGCTTGGTTCACTAGTGCAACCTAATTGGCAGCACCGGATGGCGTTTGCTTGGCTCACTAGTGCAACCTAATTAAAAAAGCTGGAAGGACAGGCAGTTGCAGCCCGTCCAACCAGCTTGGCAGCGTCGCGACATTCGCGAAGGTGGATAGTTTATGCGAAAAAGAAATCCGACTCCAATACCAAGTTGATGTCGAGATCACCAACAGGAGGAAGCGGAGGGAGTTTCTTTTGCTTGTCTTCAGATACCAAGTCAGAGATAGCCTGCCGGAACTCTCCAAGCACATCATGATCTCTGAACATCTCGACGAATACACGACGGAGGCACTTTGCCATTATCGCTGCATCTTGTGCAGGTACTCCATAAGAATCATGGACCATTGCAAACTCGCAGACGCCTTCCTTCAAGGCTGCGTGAATGCTGAGTTGGAGCGCGGCAGCGTCGAGAGAGTGGACGAAGTTCGGACTGATACCAGACGCCTGACGATGTTTTGCGATTTTGTCTGAATCTTCGTTCAAAGTGAGGTACATGATGCTGTCACCAAGTTTAGTCTTGATTCGACGTGCGTTTTGATCTGGATACGCTTGCAGAACAGGCATTCCGGCAGGAGTGCGCCAAGTCACAGGGAGTTCTTCAGACGCGGCTATCCGTGCCAATTTCTGAAGAAACGCCATTGCGTCACGCGCAGCGATCACAGTCTCGCCGATAGCATCCCAAATCAAGCGGGAAAGGAACACGGAAGGAGTAAACGTGTCCTCACCCCAAGGGTTCTCTGCACCGCCAGCGATGCGGTCCTTGAGGTATTCTTCAGTGTATTCACGACACGACTGTTGCGTACCGCCATAAGGAAGAACCATGACCTGTCGTTTGGTAGCCTTGCGATCAAGACCGAGTTCGAGCCATTTACGTGCCATGTCCTTTTCGTCGTAGTAAGGCACTTCCTTGGTCTGTCCTTTGGTGTCTTTAACCACCCTCGCAACAATTTCACCTGTGCATACCAGTTCGCGCAACTTTCCTGTCACTTTATCTGCAACCACCTGATAGATGTCTGCTGGTTTACCGTCTGCGGACGGGATCAGGTTGGTAGCAGCTCCTCCGATTTTGTCTCTGAGCATGAGTGAGAATATCTGGAGGCCGTTGCATGAACCATCCATATGGACAGGCAGCGTGGAAATGAAGCCATAGCCTTCACGCTTGAACGCTTCCCATTCAAAACAAAACGCAAGGAATTGCCACGGCTTGTCGGCTTCCTTCGCCCACCACAGAAAACCGAGCGGATCATTAGCGACACGAAGGATGTCCTCTTCATTGTCTTTTACCCATTGAAAGCGATCTTCAAGAGAGCATTTGTCATGTCCGAAGGTATTAGCTCCGTGGATGGCAAGCCATTTTGCTCCTTCTTGATTAGTGATTGGCTTGCCCTTTCCGAAGGTCAACAGTCCTTTGGCATAGTCCGGCCCCTGCGGGTTGAGGAACATTGTCATAGCATAGACACGCCCACGGAAATCCATTTGATACGGGAAATATATTTCCTCTTCATCTTTGAATTTATCCGCAATGGTAAGTGTTTTCACAAGTTGAAGACGCTGAGATGTCATCTTAGCGTTCTGTTCGTGTACGTTTCTTGCCAGATGCTTCCAGTTATTATGCGTCTCCTTGTCATGCTCGAAACAGATGTGGTTTCTGGCCTCCTCAATAGGAGCACCGCACTTAGGACAAGGAGGAAGTGGCAAGTCCTCGCGAACAGGCAGCTTGCCTATTTCCCCTCCATTTTCCCATACTTTGTCCATCACCTCGAACACCTTTGTGTTGATGCGGAAGGCAGTATTTTGCATCGCGTTTACGGCCTCATAGACAACGCTCATTTCATCGACACGGTTAGTCAGTTCTTCGATGTAAGAGGCGTGTCGAGTTTTGATAAGCGGTCGTTGCGGGATATGATTGGTGTGGTAGCCTCCGCTCATGGGACCAGTCCAAGGTTTAGGCGGGATGATACAAGGGAGGCACTCAGGGAAGAGAAGTTCCGACCGTGCGCATTTCTTTTCAATCCAATCAAGAACCTTCTTGGTGGCGGTCAGCTTATAGACGGTCGTCGAGCGGCTGCCTTTGGCTGTCTTGATGCGCTTTCCCACATTCAGGGAGACAACCTCGAAGTAACCAGTGGTCGCGATAATGATGTCGATGCACTTCTGCCCGACGTGAAGGCGGTCTGTGTTTGTCCATCCGTCAGTTTTGATTGCATATTTATTCATGGCGTATGTCATAACGCGATGCTTGTAGCTATCATGGTTCGATTTGTTCACATGCTTCTGCATCTTTTTGAACAGTGCAGCGTTTTCTTCCTCGAACTTTGTGTAATTGATCTCGTCTTCGATCTTCGCGCCGATGGCGACGGCCACGAACTGGAGCATTGCCTCCCTTGAGATATATCGAAGAGCACACTTCAGGCTCAGGAAAGCCGTGATCCGTGGGTCAAGCTGGCGAAGATATTTCACAGCGGCATGTTTTTTCCCCGGCTTGCCGTTGTTTGCCTCTTCGAGGAAGGCTGCAATGCCTTTCGCTACAGGCTCAATAGCATGGGCGATCAACTGGTTCCCGTAGCTAGTGGAATCTTCTCTTCCACTTTCCTTGGCTTTGAGAACAGCCCTACGAAAAGAATCTTTACCTCTTCCCTGCATTTCAGCTTCAAGTTCAATCTGACGTTCCAACTTAGGATCAAACATTGTTTCCTCCGTTTGCGTTTGGTTAGGTTCACTAGTGCAACCTAATTACAAGCCAATGAAATTATTGACTTATTCAAACGAAGGGGGCGGGTAACGGGATTTGCGAAAAAGGTAGGGAGGGGATTTGTTGCAAGAGGTTCAAAATGCGATTTGCAACAATGTTGCGTGCAACATCGTTACAGCATCGAACCCCTTGCGCAGGTGGATAGTTGCTTAGAAAAAGAAAACGCCCAGCGGGAACTGAGCGTTTTCGGGGGTTCGTGCGTTAGTTGCGATGGTGGAAAACAAAGTTCGTGGATTTTAAGTGATTTTAAATCCCTTGTGTCTACCACTTCCACCACTCGGGCATGTGGCGGTTTCTCTAGTATGACATACGCTTTCCGTCAAGCTGTCCTCGCAGCCGTGCGCCCGAAGCAGTCGGGCTGACCGGTGCAGGACGGGCGCAACGGGCGATGCAAGGGGAATCATTCCCCTTGCCCGCCGGAGGCGGATTTATGGTTATTCAGTGTCTGCCTCCGGCGGGCAGGGAGATGATCTCCCTGCACCCGCAATGCGCGGCGTTGGCAGGCGGCAGACAAAAGGCTCCGGCGCGGCGGACGGTGTTTGCTCTGCCAAATTACGTCATGCCTTGCCGAATCCCCATTAATAATCGCCCGATGAGCAATCCAGAAAACCTCGTTACACGGAAAGCCCCCTAACGGCCAATGTATGGCGCAGCTAAGCCCGTATAGCTGCAGATGGCACCCCCAAAGACAGAGTCCCCCTGAAGAACGGCGGACAGTTTAAACCAGCAGGACATCAGCCCAATGACGCCACTGGTGAGCAGACTACGTACCGGCGACCGGAAACCACACAGCGCCTTCTCAAACAGAACATAGGCCAT